ATTTAATGGTGGTGAAGGATTAGATCATTGGTCTTATTCTAGTACATCTACACCTTTTGCAAAAAATATTATTGGTTACTCATTCCCTCAAGAAGTTAGAAGGAAGTTTCCATTTAGATACAAAGCTAACTTTGGAAACCTAGTTAACAATGTGGTCCAAAAATTAATTGCAGATGTAATTTATAAATCAAAGACAATCAAAGAGACAGAGTGGGATCGAGATTATAAAGTTTGTTTCGATCAAGAAAAAGAAAACATAAACGCTAATCCACCGGTTGATGCAAAAGATAAGTACGGCAGAGAAGCAATGATTAAGTTTGCAGAAGATTGTATTCCAATTACAAAAAAAGTAGTCAAGCGATTAGTGGGTGATGATAAATTAGTTTGTGAAAGATATGTTGAACTAAAAGAATTTGACATGATCAAACCTATTCTGGGTCGTATCGATTATGAAACTAAAACAAAATTTATAGAATTAAAAACTAAACCACCTAATTTAAAAAAGATTAAAGGTAAAGAAGATTGGAACATGGTTAGCCAAGAGCTGCCAACTGAACCAACAATTGAAAACCTTACACAGACTTCGTTTTACTACATGGCAACAAAGAAGATACCTTACTTGGTATACGTTAATGATAGAGATTATATCGTCTTTGATAAGAGCCATGAGTTAATGAAGGCAGATCACTTGCAGCATCTTTATAATATCATGATAGATAAAATTTTATTGTGGGAGAAGATGATTATGTTTTGTGAAGGTGACATTAAAAAATTAGCTAACATGATGGAACCACCAGATATAAATCATTTCTTTTATTATAAAGATTTAGCAGATGAGCAAAAACAACTAATCAATAAACTATGGGGTATAAAAACATGAACAATAAAAATAATGTTTATCAACTAAATAATAATAATATGAAAAATATATACGAGAAACTTTACAATGCTTGTAATCATGCGAGTGGTGTAAAGAAAGCAAGTAAAGTAAAAGGTATGCCTTTTAATCCTTTACTACATGATGATGTACAAAGAGTTGCAATGGCAGCTCTATTAGAAAATAGATTGTACGCAACCTGCAACTACAATACAGAGATTACACCTAAGTGTGTAATTGTAACTTGTACTATGAAGATAACAGACATCGATGATCCAAAAAGTTTTATTATAGTAGACGGATGTACTGCAATGGGTGGTCTAGATAAATATGGAACAGGTCAAGCAATGTCGTACAGTAGAAAGTATGCATTCCTAAACGCATTAAATTTAAAAACAGGAATGGATTTAGAAGATGGTTACAATGCAAAACCATTTGAACAAAATTCTGAGGAGCAATCCTCGGAACCTACATACCTCGATGATGAGGTAAATGTAGAACAGATCGTTAACAGGATCGAACAAACTAAAACTAATAAACAATTAGATATAGTTAAAGGGGAGGTGAGATCTGTTGTTAATTATCTAAAACAAAACAACTTCAAAGCATACGAGCATATAAGAGATTGTACTCGTAAGCATGAAGTATCACTAACAAATAATCAACAATAGTTGATATAACCAAGGAGACAATATGTCTGAACAATCAGAAAAAATATACATCAACCTAGTCAAGAACAAAGATTGGAAGTCACCAACAGATAAACTTCCGGTCTATGTTGGTCCAAAAAATATGAAGCATCCAGATAAGAACTGGACCATTGGAGTCAACATAAATGGTAAGTGGTATAATCAAGCTGCCTTTCCTGCAAAGGATCAAGACGGCAATGTCAAGGAAGGAGCCATGACAGTTATTCTTACACCAAGCGGAGCAGGTAAAAATACTATTGCAAACTCTGATAGTGGTGGTAGTAACGAATATACCTTCTAACTTTTTTTGATCATTTATTAGTTAGAACGTATCTAGCAGGGTGGGGTTTTTTTTCCCTTTCTATTCGTTTTCCTCACTCTGCTAAAAAAACATATGACAGATAATATTAAAGAACCACCGCACTATACTCAGTATAAGATTGAGCCAATAGATTTTATTATTGCCAATGAGTTAGATTTTTGTACCGGCAATGTAATTAAGTATGTTTTGAGATATAATTTAAAAAATGGAGTAGAAGATCTTAAAAAAGCGAGACAGTATATAGATTTTTTGATAGAAAAAAAAGTTGAAAAAAGTAAAAAATTATGACAAAATTTAGACGAATTATCAATGGCAGTTGTTCGTTCCAAATGATCGAACTATTTGATGATGTAGAGAAGGCTACTAACACAAAAAATAATGGTGAGTTAGTAGAATGTAAGATCGAAAACTTAGGTATCGATTTTACAAAAGTAACAAAGGAGCATGATGGAACAAATCCGATTGCGTCTGCAGAAGCTGAAAGATCAACAGGCTCAAAAGCACAAGAAGTATCTGGAAGCAAAACAGAAGGTAAGTAAGTATCAAAAAGATTCTTACGCTTTACTTTGGAAAATCGAGCAGACAAAAGAAGAGTTAATGAGAGCAGAATAAATCATTAACTTTATAATTGAAAAAAACGTAAACAAACTGTAGGGGATCTATGACCATAAATGTAAGTCAACACTATAAAAATCATATAAAAAACATAAACAACAATCATTTTATATATAAAGTAAAGAAAGCATTGTACCTTCTTACGAACCAAGAAGAAAGATTATATGAGGTAGGGTTCTCAGAGGGATTTTTGTATGCAGCAGATCTCCTACAAAAAAATCAACCAATTGTAGATAGTAATTTAAAAAGAACAGTAGGTATTAAATTTAAAACTGCTAACATGGAAACTGTCAATCAAGTAGTAGATAAAGTTTGTAAAAGATGTTTGGTTAGTAAGCATGACATCTTCAGTAAAGGTAGAACTAGGGATGTAGTTAGAGCAAGAAGTATACTTTATAATCTATTGCATGAAAGTTATAATGTTAGTATCTCGTCAATGAGTAGAGTCTTTAATCAAGATCACACAACAATAATTCATTCTTTAAGAAATAAAGAAGATAAAAGAAATTATTGGGGTCCAGAAAATACTATTTGGGAAGAGTTTAAACAGTTACAACAAGAAGCTACTAACTAAAACTTCTATATCTTCTAGTCTTAGCAGCTATAGATTTAGGTTGTTTACTATGTTGTTTACCTGCTCTTTTAGCTTTACGTTTAGCTCTTGTCGTTGCTGCATACTCCGCAGCACTTAGGTTCTTTATTGCTGCAGATGGCAAGTATCTTTCCCCAGTAACACTTGATTTTTTTCCAGATTTGGTTCGCCATTTTTGTCTACCCCATGCCTTTAAACTTCTTTGTGATTTAGCTAGTGCCATTATCTATAACCGCCACCAGCTGCTTTATATCTTTTTGCTAACAGTTGTGCCTTTCTTGCACTCCATTTACCTGCAGCAGTTCCCTGCACATTAGATGATTTGATCCTTTGAAACAATCTTTTTCTTAGTGCAGGTTTAGTATAGTTACCTGCTTTGTTAACTGTACTTTTTTTTGCCATTTTTCTTTTTTCCTGCTTTTAATTTTTTAAAGTCAGCTCCTGTAATTTTATTTCTTGGTTCTGCAACACGAGCTATCTTCATTTGTTTCTTGGAAAGTTTTTTACCCGGCATTAGTATTTACCTTTTGATTTCATTTTCATACCTTTTTTCTTAGCGTATGCTTTTGCTTTTTTCTTACCAGCTTTCGTATAGCTGAACTTCTTTTTTCCTACCATTGGCATATTGTTTCTCCTTTAATTTACGTTGACAATAATTATCAAAACAGGAACCATCTTTCCCATCATGACAAAAATATTTCTTAGTATGAGTTATAATCCATCCACCCTCATTACTCAATAGTTCTTTGTTACATTCTTCACAGATACCACAAAGTCTTACTACGTTTTTTTTAACCCAACCTTTTTTTTTCATATTAACATTTCCATCTACGTCTAGCTTGTCTTAATCTTGAATTAGGATTCTTAGCTGCTTTTGGAAATTTTTTCATTTGACCTGCAGATCTAGCACAGTAACTCTTTCTACGTTTAGCTGCTTTACTACCCGGTTTTACTTTACCTGTAACTGCAGTTTTTAATTTAGATCCGGGATTCTCTCTTCTATATCTAGCAACACCTGCCTTAGTCATTCCTGCACCAGACTTTGTAGATCTGTAATATTTTTTACTTCTTGGTGGTTGTTTATCTCTTCTTCTCATTATTCTAATATAAGTTTCTTAATTGATTTACTTCCATCAATGTTATCTTCAAGTTCTGCTTTTGATTTGATACATTGATATTGAATATTATTATTTTTGTTTGTTCTCATTGCAAGTCTTTTACCTTTTAAACAATCTG